AATGATTTGATTTATGATCCTACCACTGCCGAACGTCAGAGTCGTGTGGCCTGGAAAGCCAGTATCAGCAGTGATTGGGACGGCACACTAAATGCTCAAGGTTTTATTTTAAATCAAAACAATGTTGTACAATGGAAACCCAATGTAAAATACACCAAAGGTGAAATAGTAATTTACAAAAACAATTACTGGAGCGCATTGAATATTATACAGCCTGGCACAACATTTGATTACGCCAACTGGGTCAAGAGTAACCCGAATCTCGGTATCTCGAAGAAACTGGACGACATGCGCGAGAAAGCGCGCAAGGCCAAGGGCATGCCGGCGGCGCTGTTCGCTTTCCTGCGGCTTGAACTGAACGTCTGGACGCAGTCCGAGACCAAATGGGTCAGCCTGGAGCACTGGGCGGCCTGCGGTAAGGCTGTGGACGCCGATGGACTGCGCGGACGCTCCTGTTACGGCGGTCTGGATCTATCCAGCACTACGGACATCACCGCGTTTATCCTGGTGTTCCCTCCACAGACCAAAGAGGACGACTATCAGGTGTTGTGTCGCTTCTGGATACCCGAAGACGCCATGATTACGCGCTCAAAACGGGACAGAGTGCCCTACGATGCCTGGGTTCGACAGGGTTTCATTACTGCCACAAGCGGGAATGTGATCGATTACGACTGGGTGATCGATCAGATTGACCGGGACGCACAGGTCTATGACCTTCGCGAAGTGCCGTTTGACCGGTGGGGCGCGACCCAGATCGCCGCGAAACTGGCTGATAAGGGGCTGACCTGCGTGCAATTCGGGCAGGGTTTCCAGTCAATGAGCCCGCCCATGAAGGAATTGGAGAAACTGACGCTCTCCCACAAGTTGGCACATGGCAATAACCCAGTACTCACGTGGATGGCGAACAACCTGGTGGTCAATCAGGACCCGGCTGGCAACATCAAGCCGGATAAAGAGCACAGCATCGAGAAAATAGACGGCATGGTGGCGCTGATCATGGCGCTTGACCGCGCTATCCGTCACGATGGCAATTCTGGATCGGTTTACGAGGAACGGGGGTTGCTCACACTATGAGAAAGATTGACGGCAACGACCTGGTCGCTTTCATCGGGCTGATTCTGCTCGGCATTGGGCTATATCTGGCCTGGGCGCCACTCGCGTTCATCATCGTCGGGCTGGTGTTGCTGATCGTGGGCATTCTAGGGGCGATTGACGCGCGGATCAAGGCCAAACAGCAACAGGAACAGTCTGGAGGTGGGGCGTAATGGCATCTATCGGCAAATTCGACATGGTTGACGGGATGCGTCACGTAACCCTGACGATCAGAATCAAGCGCGAGCGAGAAATGAAGTTGCGCCTCTGGATCGGCAAGACTCTATTCAGACTGGCCGCATTCGTGATGAATTGCAACATCAAAATCGAGGATGCAACCGAATCCACAGGGGATGCAAAGCCATGAGCGGCATCCTGACCCGCATGATCGGCGCTGTTGAGAGCCGTGGCGTCATGTTCACGGATGAACTATGGCGCTCAGTGGTCAATGCGCGTTCCAGCAGCGGTGTACAAGTCACTCCCGTGACGGCCATGCAGTCGGCAACAGTATATGGCTGTGTGCGCCTGCTATCCGAGTCCGCTGCCACGCTGCCATTGGATATCTTCAGGAATCGGCGCGACAAGGGTAAAGATTTGGTGACAAATCACCCGCTTTGTAGGGTGTTGCAAAAGGCCGCCAACGAGGAAATGAGCGCCTTCACGCTGCGTGAGATGCTCATGAGCCACGTTCTATTGTGGGGCAATGCCTACGCTGAGATCGTCTATAACGACGCGGGCGATATCACGGCGCTGTGGCCGCTGGCGCCGAACGTCACGTTCCCGTTGCGTGGTCTCAATCAGGAATTAATCTATTCGACGCAACTCCCGGAGCGGTTTGGCTACGAGCATGTCACGCTTCCGGCTGATAAGGTGCTGCATATCCGCGGCCTCGGGTCGAATGGTATCGTCGGGTGGTCGCCGATTCGCTTAATGCGCGAAGCGATTGGTCTGGCGCTTGCCACTGAGAAATTCGGCGCGGCTTTCTTTGGCAATGGCGCGTCACCCGGTCTGATGCTGAAGCATCCGGGCAAACTCAGCCAATCCGCTTATGACCGCATTAAGGCGTCATGGGAAGACCGCCATCAGGGGCTGGACAATGCGTCGCGCATCGCGATCCTCGAAGAGGGTATTACGGTCGAGAAGATCGGCATCCCACCGGACGATGCGCAGTTCCTGCAATCGCGCCAGTTCCAGGTCGTTGAGATATGCCGCATCTACAGGGTGCCACCGCATATGGTCGCGGATCTGAGTCATGCCACGTTCAGTAACATCGAGCAACAGAGCATCGACTTTGTGACTTATAGTCTGTCCCCGTGGCTGGTGCGCCAGGAACAGGAATACTCGCGTTCGTTGTTGACGGAACCAGAACAGAACGTCCTGGAGCTTAAGCACAACACGGACGGCATGAAGAGCGGCGACATTACCAGCCGGTTTAACGCGTACCATCAGGCGCGCCAGGACGGTTGGTTATCGGCCAACGACATCCGCACCAGGGAAAACATGAACCCGGTAGAGGGCGGCGATATGTACCTGGTGCCATTGAACATGGTGCCGGCTACATCGTTGCTGAATCCTCCTGCAAGCCCGGAGAAATTCCCTCCAGCGGCGCCACCTGCTCGCAGTCTGCCCACCGAAGAGCGCAAGCAGGTCGAAACACGCTCGCGCAAGTACGCCGCTGCGCGGTTCCGCATGATGAACAGCTATAAGCGGGTGTTCCGCGACACTGCGACGCGCATGATGCGCCGTGAAGCCCGCGATATACAGGATGCTGCCAAGAAGTACCTGCGAACACGCTCCGTTGGGCAGTTTGACGCGTGGGTTGAGGACTACTACACCCAGCACTCCGACTACATCAGTCGCCAAATGCTGCCCGTTCTGCAGGCTTACGGCGAAACCATCGGCGACAACGCGGCAGAAGAGACCAACGCACAGGCGTGGCAGGACTCCGTAACCGCCTTTATCGCCGCCTACATGGGCGGGTATCTCAGCCGCCACACTTCCAACAGCAAGGATGACATCGCCGCGGCGCTGAGAAAGGCCATGGCAAACGGCGAGGATCCGGAAGACGCTGTGAATCAGGAAGTTCAGGGATGGGAAGACACTCGCCCTGATCAGATCGCGCGTGAGGAAGGCGTGCGGTGCGGCAACGCGGTCACCAAACTGGTTTATCGCATCGCGCACATCCTGCGCATCTCGTGGATGACGATGGGCAACTCGTGCGACTACTGCAAGGCGCTGGACGGCACAACCGTGGGCATCGAAGAAGACTTTATGACAGAAGGCGACAACTACCAGCCGGAAGGCACGGATCGCCCGATGCATATCAGTCGGGATCTAGGGCATCCGCCCGCGCATGACGGGTGCGAGTGTGGAATAGGAGCGGCATCGTAATGGAAAGAGAAATCAGGGCATTCAAACTGACCGAATTACGCATCGACGCACAGGGCGATAAGCCGCCGTGCATCTACGGATATTCGGCAGTCTTCGATCAATTGAGCGAAGACCTGGGCGGGTTTCGCGAGAAAATCGCCCAGGGCGCGTTCACCAAGACCATTCAGACGGCGGACGTCCGCGCATTGTTCAACCATGACCCCAACTACGTGCTTGGCAGGTGTAAATCCGGCACGTTATCTCTCGAAGAGGACTCTGTGGGCTTGCGCATCGAGAACACGCCACCAGACACGCAATGGGCGCGGGATCTGCTGGTTACCATGCGGCGCGGCGATGTCGATCAGATGTCGTTCGCGTTTGAGACGGTGCGCGACTCCTGGGAACAGGACAAGACCACCGGAACCGTCACCCGCACTCTGCTGGAGTGCAACTTGATGGACGTTTCACCCGTCACATTCCCCGCATATCCGAAGACCTCTGCGGCAGTGCGGTCAAAACTTAGTGAGTTTCAGCAACCAACACCTGCAGGCCAGGCGGCCCCACCAGTGCCA